CCTCGGACTACGACCCGTTGCGCTACGGGTTGTGAACGCTGCCGATCGGCCGGAAAAATAACCTTCAACCGATTCCAACCGAGCTATCCTGTCCCAAATGGGGTAGGATAGCATTGCACCGGTCTTCTGGTGTTCCCGCATGCACGACAAGATGATGGCATGGACCAGCACAGCCGTGTACAAGAGCTTCTGAGAATGTGGGCCGACATGAAAGCCCGCAGGACCAAACAAGAGCAGCAATGGAAGGAAATCGTCCGGTGGATCTCTCCGGACCGCGACTGTTTCACCGACGTGGCGAAGGGCGCGCCCGGATTCGCTGCGGTGTACGACGGGACTCCGCTGTCGGCCTTGACATACCTTGCCAACGGCCTGCAAGGCTACATGGCCAACAAGTCGAGCCGTTCGTTCAAGATCGGCCTTGAAAACTCAATGATGCTGCGCCAGAAACCCTACGAGGGCAGGTTGCGCCGCTACATGCAGGAACTCGACGACCTGTTCTACTGGATGCTCGACCGCTCGAACTTCTATGACGCGACGAACGAGATCTTCAGGGTCGGCGGCTCGCTCGCTACCGCGACGCTGTATGTCGACGCGGTTCCGGGCGAAGACGAGCTGGTCAACGTCGTGGTGGATCCGTTCGACGTGTGGATCGCAGAGAACGAGTCGCGCAAGGTCGACACCGTGTTCCGCCAAGTCACACTGCATGCAAAGGACCTGGTCAGGATGTTCGGCGATTCGGTCGACATCGACACACGCAACAGCGCCGAGCAACAGCCGTACCAGGATGTCAAGGTCCTCCACTGCGTGCTGCCGCGCGACACCCGCGATGCGACCAAGATCGACAACCTGAACAAGCCGTTCGCCTCATACTGGCTGCTGCCAGCGAAGAACCTGATGCTCCGCGAGAGCGGGTACGACCGGATGCCGTACATCGTCTGGCGGTGGTCAACACCGCACGGCGGCGTGTACGGATGGGGTCCGTCGCACAATGCGATGAACACGGTCGTGTTGTCCAACCAGATCACCAAGACCACCACGGAAGCGGCCCATGCGTCGGTCTGGCCAGCCCTGTCGGTCCCCCAAGAGATGATGGGCAAGATCAACCTCAACCCCAAGGGTATGAACCCCTACATGGATCCGTCCAGGCGCATCTATCCGGTGCAGACGGTGGGATCCTACCCGATCGCCATCGACCGAGAGCAGTACATGCGTTCGGCGATCCGCGAGCATTTCTACGTCGACATCTTCCTTGCGCTCAACCAGGGCGCAGATTTCGCCAAGCGCACAGCTACCGAGGTCCTCGAGATGCAGTCGGAGAAGGCCATCATGCTCGGTGCGGTCACCGCCCGCATCGAGAGCGAGCTGTTCGATCCGCTGTTCGACCGGTATTTCGAGATCGCCGGGAGCATGGGTTGGTTGCCAACACCTCCTCCCGAGTTGTACGACGTGCTCGGCGGAGCCGAGTTGAAGATCGATTACATCGGCCCGATGACCCAAGTCCAGCAGCGCTTCTATGCGAAACAGTCGATCGACATGCCGTTGCAGCGTCTCTTGCTGTACTCGCAGTTCTGGCCCGAAGTGCGCATGGCTGTCGACGGGCTCAAGCTCGGCAAGCACATCGTCAACGACAGCACGTTGCCTCAGGACATCATCGCCGACGACAAGGCCGTCCAAGCTGCCCTGCAGAACATGCAGAGGATGCAGCAGGCAAATGCCCAAGCAGAGGTGGCGCAGAAGAACGCCCGGGCCTTGAAAGACCTCGGGTCGACCGACCAAGGCCAGCTCATGGCTATGGCCGAGCAGCTGTCCGGGGGTGGCGCATGAGCCTTTCGAACATGACGGCGACCGAGTTGAACCAGATCTACCGCGACGTTTTCTCTACCGAGCGCGGCCAAATCGTGCTGATCGACATCCTGAACGACTGCGGTTTCTACGGGCTGCACGACATGGTGGACAAGGCCGACATCGCCCGGTTCAACGTGGGCCGCAGGATCCTTGGCAAGTGCGGGATCTGGGAACCGGTGCACATTGAGGAACTCACCAAAATCCTCGTCGAGGAAAGAAAACCGCGCGGGCTGTTGAAGCGGCTGTTCCAGCTGCCGATCGTCCGCGACAAAGGAGTGAACGATGTTTGAAAAGATGGAGCGTCTTGTTCGTTTCGAGCAGGACGGCGGGACGGGTGGCCAAGCGACGCTGTTGACGGACAACCAACCGGCTGCACCCCAGCCGGAAGCGACTCCCCAACAGCCGACCAAGACCCCGGAACCTGCAGTGAACAACCCGCCGGAAGGTGGGAAGGAACCTTCTCCCGAAGCAGGATGGGTCTCGGCGCTCGAGGCCGGTCTGCGGACCAATCCAATCTTGAAAGGCCATCAGAAGCCATCGAGCTTCGTAAAGGCCGCAATCGAGTGGAAAGAGAAGCTGGACCGGGCTGTGGTGCGACCGGGCGAAGGTGCGAGCGACGCTGAGGTCGCTGCATATCGAACGGCTATGGGAATCCCGGCCAAACCGGAAGAGTACGAGCTCGACGGGAAAGGTTTTTCCGATCAGTTCGTCAAGGAGCAGCGCGAGTTGTTCCACCGGTCCGGCATGACGAAGGATCAAGCGAAGTCACTGTGGGAAGCTACGAAGAAGCAGATGGAGAGTGGAGTGGAAGCGCTTCGGAGGGCGAATGTGCAAGAACGTCAGGCGGCTGAGACCGCGCTGGTGGCCGAGTTCGGGGATAAGTTCCCGGTCAAGGTCCAGGCGGCGAGGCTCGCGTTGAAACGGTTCGCGACACCGGCCCTCGAACAGTACCTGACTACGAGCGGTCTTGGCAACAACGCGGAGTTGATCAAGATGCTGGCGCGAGTCCAAGAGCAAATCGGCGGAGACAGCCTGCTCAAAGGCCTCGACGGCACCAAGAGAAACGAGATCCCTGAGGCGCAACGGAGGTTCCCCAACAGCCCTGAAATGATCAGGAAATAAGGGGTGACAACATGTCTACGCTTACTGCAGCCAGCTTGACCCTGGCTGAACAGATGAAGCAGATCGGCCCGGACGGAAACCTCCTCGAGGTGGTGAACGTTCTGTCCGAATTCAACGAGATCGATATCGACGCGCCATACATCATGGCGAACGACCGGTTCAGCGACCTGTCGAACAAGGTGATCTCCCTGCCGTCCATCGGGACCAGGCGGATCAACCGCGGTTCCGCCGGCGGCGTCGGCCAGACCAAGCAGCACCGAGAGTTCGTGGAGATCATGGAGGCCCGGCCGTACATCGACACCCTCCTGCTCGACGGCGAGCCCGATGGTGGCGTGCAGGCCAGGCTCAACCAGATCGGGCTGTTCATCGAGGCGATGGCCCAGGCGAAAGCCGACCATTTGCTCTACGGCGACCACAGCACCGATGGCGAAGTGATCAACGGGTTCCTCACCCGCACCGCTGATTCGTCCCAGGCCAACGTGGTCAAGATGGGCGGAAGCGGTTCGGCGACGGCATCCCTGTTGCTCGTCGAATGGGATCCGAAGCGCTGCGCGCTGATCTATCCCAAGGCCATGCCGAACGGCAATGCCGCGTCAGCCTTGGTCCATCAAGCGCTCGGCGTGTCCGAGTACGACAACGGCCGCGTGCAGATCACCGACGACGAGGGCAGGCGCTTCGACGCCCTCGAGAGCGTGATCCGTGTTTCCTTCGGCATCAAGCTGCTCGACGACCGGAACATCTTCCGGCTCGCGAACATCGAGTCTGCCGGGAACTCGAACACCCTGTTCGACACGGACAAGATGAACGAGCTGGTGCGGGCGGTCAACAAGCTCACCAGCAAGGGTCGGAATGCGGTCATCTACTGCAATGCCGACATCAAGAGCGAATTCGACATCTATGCGCTCGAGCACTTGCTCGGATGCACCGTGTCGAAGGACGTCTTCGGCCAGCCCGTGACGATGTTCCGCAACATCCCGATCAGGCTTGTCGAGGCGATGGTCTCCACCGAGACCGCATTGGCCTAAGGGGGTGCAGAGATGCAAAAGGCAACTTTCGTCTATGACCAGCTGGACATCCTGACCTTTGTCCAGACGACCGGGACCGATGTCGTCGAGGCGTTCGACGCCGAAGTCGACGACATCGACACCACCGGGGTGTCCACCAACGTCCTCGACCTGGGGGCGACCGCTCCGAACTACGGCGGGCAGAGCATCTTCATCGTCCCGCGGCCGGATGCAAAAGGAACGACCATCGACGGTACCGGCGATCCGGTGATCGTCGCGACGCTGTACGACGGGGCGACCACGTCCCCGACCGCAGCCCGTGCCGTGGCCACCCAGGCATCGCAGCTCGAGACGCTCGAGATCCCGCTCCCGCAGGACGTCAAACGGTACATCAAGGTGACCGTCAAGTCCAACGGGGGTGGCGCCTCCAACGCGATCAACAAGGGTGCCGTGCAAGTCTTCATCGGTCCTTCCAGCCGGAAGGGTTGATGCTGTCGAACCGAACTTACGGCAGGGGGGAGCGATTCCCCCTGCCTTCGCATGAGGGAGCGGCGGCATGACACACCGACAGATCATCAACAGGGCGCTGATGGCGCTGGGCGTACCGGCCATTACGGGAACCATCGGGACCACCGATGCGGTCCATGTGGCGGTATCGGCCATGTACGAGGGCGCTTGGCGCGACGTGCTGGAAAGCAACCTATGGTCGGACTTGGCCGTCCAGGTTGAGCTCGAACCGTACGAGGAGTCGCTGTCTCCCGACGAGGTGGACGATGTCCCGGTCACCGACGACGAGGGTCGCTACCGCTACACGCTTCCGGCCGGGGTTGTCGACGTGTGGTCGATCGAGACTCCTGCGGGGGTTGCGGTCACCGGTTGGGAGATCGACGGGGCGTATCTGTGGGCGGCATCGAGTACAGGGATCGTGGCGGTCTTCGTGTTCACTTACAGCACGTTCAGGCACCAGATCCCGTCCGACAGCATCAAAGTGCACACCATCCTCAGGGAAGACGGCAAGGCCGACCTTGAGGCGAAAAAGAGGGGGTCGTTCGTGTACAGCAAGTACGAGACGATCACCGTCACATACGTCACTGGCGACGGACTCGTCCCGGTGACCATCTCTTCCATCGACTCGTCGCTCGAACCGGTGATGCCGGTCGCTGTCCAGGATGCGGTCGCGTACCGCCTGGCGGCGCTGATTGCGTTCCAGATCACGCA